AGCCGGAGCAAACTCCATGACTAACGGCATAATGTCTCAAGTCGGCAGAGTGTTGAATATTGGCTCTGGGGATGGGACCGTATTTGACCAGACTACGGTTACCGCTTTTCCGGGTTCATCTGGGGGTGGCGTTTTTATGAACGATGGTCAGTACGTGGGGATGCTTGTGCGGGGATCTGGAGAAACTTTTAATCTTATTGTTCCCGTTAGACGGATGATTAGATGGGCTAAAAAGAGAGACATAGAATGGGCTATCGATACCACAAAGCCTACTCCTACCGTCGAGGACATCAAAAAGATCGAGCCCGAAGATGCAGAGCTGGATCATAAGTCGAGAGGTCTAGTTCCGAAATCCCTATTCCCATTTTTAATTCGGACGATGGAAAAGTCAAAGGTTAAACCAATAAATGATTAATGATTCCAGTAAAATAAAAGATGCTTGGCTTGGTATAGAGGTTGATGAGTCTAAGCTATTCAACCCAATGGATTTCGTGGTAGGTGGTGCAGATAGAGATGATCTATTGGAACGTATAGCTTGGCTCATGGTGCGTCCTGAATACTTTTCTTTTGCGTGTAAATACATACTGAATATTCAATTGCTACCGTTTCAATCTCTCATTTTGCATGAGGTGTGGAACAGAAAATTTCCCATGCTTATTGGTTCTCGTGGTATGGGTAAATCCTTTATTCTATCCGTCTATCCTCTTTTACGCGCCCTGTTTATGCCTAGACGAAAAATTGTCGTAGTTGGTGCGGCTTTTAGGCAGTCGAAGGTGTTGTTTGAGTATATGGATACTATATGGAAAAATGCTCCCATTCTAAGGGATTTGTGTGGCACCAATAGTGGTCCCAGAAGAGACGTAGATCGGTGTGTGATGCATATCAATGAGAGTACAATTACATGTCTTCCTCTTGGCGACGGTTCAAAGATTAGAGGACAAAGAGCCAACGACATTATTGCGGACGAGTTTGCATCGATTCCCCGTGATATATTTGAAAACGTTGTTGCTGGTTTTGCTGCTGTCGCGGCCTCTCCTTCTGACAAAGTGAGAATCAAAGCGCAAAATAAGAAGTCCAAAGAGCTGGGGGTAGAAGCGGTTGTTAGATCAGAATCCCTGATCGAGAAATCGAATCAGATTATTTTATCTGGGACCGCTTATTACGATTTCAATCATTTTGCTGATTATTGGAAGAGGTATAAAGACATAATTACTAGCGGCGGTAACGTTGCTAAACTTCAAGATATTTTTGGGGGAGAGGTTCCGCCAGAATTTGACTGGTCTGAATATTCTATTATTCGTATGCCGGTTACTACGCTTCCCGATGGTTTCATGGACGATGGACAGGTTAGTAGAGCTAAAGCTACCATTCACTCTGGGATATACAATATGGAATATGGTGCGTGTTTTACGACAGACAGTCAGGGGTTTTTCAAACGGAGTTTATTGGAAGCTTGTACCACATCTCCAACCAAACCGGTTTTTCTTCCCTCGGGAGAGGTTTCATTTGAATCCATGCTTAAGGGTTCCGCAGATCAGAAATATGTGTTTGGGGTAGATCCGGCTTCTGAAGTTGATAATTTTAGTATTGTTGTGCTAGAAGTAAGAGAAGACCATAGGCGGATTGTTCATTGCTGGACGACCAACCGACAACAACATAAAGATAAGCTTAAATCAAAGATTGTGGACGAAGACGATTTTTACTCGTACTGTGCCAAGAAAATTAGACAGCTAATGAGGGTGTTTCCCTGTTACGAAATATCCTTGGATGCTCAGGGTGGTGGTATTGCCGTAATGGAAGCGTTACATGACAAGGACAAGATACCGGAGGGGGAGGTTCCGATATGGCCCGTAATTGATGAGGATAAAGCTAAAGACACAGACGACCACTCTGGACTACATATACTAAGACTATGCCAATTCGCAAGAGCTGACTGGTTAGCAGAATCAAATCATGGCCTTAGAAAAGACTTTGAAGACAAGATTCTACTGTTTCCGTTCTTTGACGCCGCGAGCATCGGACTATCTATTGAGCACGATAAGGTGGCCGGTAGGAGGTATGATACTCTTGAGGATTGTGTTATGGAGATTGAGGATCTTAAGGATGAGCTATCCATGATTATCATGACCCAAACATCTACCGGTAGGGAGCGATGGGACACCCCGGAAGTTAAAGTTGCAGCCGGAAAGAAGAGTAGGCTTCGTAAAGATCGTTATTCATCATTACTGATGGCAAACATGTCTGCGAGGTGTATGTCTTTTGAGCGGGGTGTATCGAGCTTTGAAACCATTGGCGGTTTCGCTAAGATAGACAATGATTCCAGACTTAATAATGACAAATTATATCACGGACCCTCTTGGTTTACAGAAAAAGTCCAAGACGTGTATTAGTTTGTGTATAGTACTATTGACAATAGCATTCACAATACCATTGATCGGAGAACAATATAAATGTCTAAATCACCACTTTACCGAACATGGGACAGTGACTCACAAAAACAAGAGGCTTACACTCTCACCGCCGACGCAATAGAGGCTTATGATGGCGTCCAGAATTCTGTTGCATACGGACGTAGATCTAGTTATATAGATGTTGAGCCCAATAGATCTGTAAGAACCGGTTTCCTCCGAGAAGATTATGATAACTTTCGTCCCGGCGAATCGGTGTCTAATAAGCAGAAAAAAATTATAAAGATGAGTATGCAGGCTTATGACAGGGTTGGCATTATTCGGAATGTTATTGATCTTATGAGCGACTTTGCTTCACAGGGTCTTACTCTGGTACACCCCAATAGAACTATAGAAAAATTCTATCGAAAATGGTTCATTCAGGTTGGGGGCATTGACAGGTCTGAGAGATTCCTTAATTATCTTTACCGTTGTGGAAATGTTATTGTTAAGAGGCGTACGGCTAAATTAAACCATAAAAAGGAACAAGAGTTAAAAAGGTCTGGGGGTGCCGACCTAGAGATTACGGATCTAAAGGTTCCGAGACGTGAAATTCCTTGGACTTACGATTTTTTGAATCCTCTTGCGGTTGACGTTCAGGATTATGGAAGTCAGGTGATTGGGAAGCCGCAGTTTACGCTCAACCTTTCTAAGTATACTTCTGAGTCTTTAATTAGTAGCTCGACCACCAACAAGACCATTTTCAAAACGCTGCCCCTAGATTTGCAGAAAAGGATAGCAAGTGGCGATAGGACCATTCCCCTCGACATGGATAAGGTGGGGTTTTATCACTACAAAAAGGACGATTGGTTGTTGTGGGCCAATCCCATGATATATGCGATCCTTGATGACATCATGATGCTTGAAAAGATGAAGTTGGCAGATTTGGCAGCCCTTGATGGGGCGATTTCTAACGTTCGTCTTTGGACCGTTGGTGATCTAGATCACAAAATTATCCCAACAAAGGCCGCTATTAATAAGTTACGCGATATTCTGGCGAGTAATGTTGGGGGCGGCACTATGGATCTAGTCTGGGGTCCAGAGCTTAAGTTCTCTGAGAGCCAGTCTCAGGTCTATAAGTTCTTGGGGGCGGAAAAATATCAGCCGGTTCTTACTAGCATTTATGCTGGGTTAGGTATTCCGCCCACGTTGACCGGCGCGAATACTAGTGGCGGATATACCAATAACTACGTCTCTTTAAAGACTCTTATCGAGAGACTGGAATATGGTAGAGAAATCTTAGCTCAGTTCTGGCGACATGAAATTGAACTAATTAGAAAAGCGATGGGTTTTAGATTTCCAGCCGAGATTCATTTTGATTCGATTATATTGTCTGACGAAGCTGCTGAAAAACAGCTCCTGATTCAGTTGGCGGATAGGGACATTATCTCTAACGAAACCCTACTCGAAAGATTCAGGGAGCTGCCCGGAATTGAGCGTATACGTGTGAGACGTGAAGAAAGGGAACGGACTAACGATATGGGCTCTCCTAAGAAGGCTGGACCTTACCATAATCCTCAGCATAAAGAGGATATAGCTAAAATAGCTTTAACGAAGGATGTTATGGATACCGAGGAGTATCT